CTACAGGTAAGATAGCGTTCGCCTGAGTGCGTATGGTCGCGAGTTCCTGGACGGCGTTCATACAGGTCAGTAGATGTCCGTCTGCGCGGCAGCCATGGCAGCTTCGACTTCCGGGTCGATGTCGACCGTATCGGCGGCTTCACCAGCTTTTGCCTCCTTCTTCTCCTGGACGGTGAACTCTAATGCTCTGACGATCTCGGAGAAGTTCTCGGGCGTCAGCTCGAACTTGGTAAGCTTTTTATTACCGTCTTTGCTTCGTCAGGCGTCTTGGGCGAATGACCGAGCATCTTGAGGAGCCGGAAGATCTTGATCTTATTCTCCTCGGTCTCCCGATCGACGCCGCCATCGTTCCAGGCGAGGAGCTCTTCTCCGATCTTTGTGGAGAGCTTGAACGGGTCCTCATCAATGAAGAGTTTGGTGCGGTCTTTGGATGCGATGGCCATGTGGCTGTCGCGGTCGATGTTGAAGGCGACGGTGAGCTCGTATTCGAAGCCTTCACGCTGAATGTCTTTCATGCCGATCTTCTTCACCTTGCCGCCTTCCTGGACGGTTTCGGTCTTGCTGCGTGCTGCCGTGATGACGTGGCATTTGGAGGAGACAATGGCTTCGATGAAGCGTTGGTGGCGAGGGGTGGTCTCGCTCCATGCGCTCCAGGTGTTGCCTTTAAACTTCGTCTTGGCGATCATGTCATTGATCTCGAGACAACCGCCTTTGCCGTCCCACTCGTGGGTGACGGAATCTATGATGATGGCATCCATCCCGGCATCTTCGCCGGCTTTGATCGCTTCGATGTAGCGCTCTGGGCTATACGGCGCCTGGAGCGTGATGACGTTGTAATCGCCCAGATCCGAGTAGAGCTCGCCGGAACCGTTCTCGGTATCGATGAGCAGTATCTTCTCCCAACTCGTGGAGAGTCCGCGAGCGATGAGAAGCGCGGAGTACGTCTTACCGGAACCGGATGGTCCGGAGAGGCCGACGCGCAGCTTCGCCTTCGCGCGTTGGGCTTTCCTGATTTCTAAACTCATACTTTGGTGAGTTAACGGATAAATAATGCACCGCGCATTACGCGGCGAGTACGGGCACTTTCACTACTGGAGTGAGCGTCGTGTGCGGGGTTGGTCCATTCACTCCACCGTAGCGATGGAATTGGAGCAACGCCGCGAGAATCTGCGTGGTCTGGATGGGTACCCAGTTGCAGAAGACTTCGTTATGGACATGCCCGCGGAGTTCTTCGGTGATCTCCTCCCGGCTCATGTTTTCGATCTGAGGCATGGTTAAAAGCGTTTTTGATTATTACGGCGCTTGGCGACCGCTACTGCCCGACCTTTCATATGACATCAGTATACATGTTCGTAGCGAACAAGCGAGCAAGCCGGTATGTGGATAACTTGTCGAGCCTATAGAGCGCACCACAACCCTTCGATGGAGTTTGCGGGGAGCGCGTTTACCGTCTAAGCGCGGAGGACAGCGGAGTCGAACCGCTGGGATGTTGCGCGCGATGTGAATTGTTCGGATGTGGAAGCAAAAAATGTCCCGTGCTCAGATATTCACCAGCGGCCATTGTCTTGGGGCTCGCTTCCCCAATGATGCGCTCGATAGGATTGACAAAGATCAGCGCGCCAGATGCCGGAACGCTCTGCGCATTGCTCTGGGACAGTCGCGCGGAATCGCGCCGGAGAAGCGTATCTTCTCGCGCCAGTAGATCTTGTGAGCAGTGGAGACGCTCTTGAGCTTCACGGCTGCGGCGGCTTCGCGTAGCGTCATCCCGCCATCGACGAGCTCGAGGAGGTGTGTGTTGCGCTTGGTCTTTGTGTTCGCCGGAGAGGACATACGAAAAGTGTAGCAAGTCCGCTACGAACAGCAACGTGTGAATATCAAAGGCCGGACTATAAGCCCGGCCTTTGTCAATGGTGCACGCACCTATCCCTAGATCGCAAATATAGCATTTCTCAGATATGTCGCCAGTGATTGCGGTTGACCACGCGCGCGGGATGCGCGGTCGGTGCATGCATGCGCGCATGCACCCACCGCGATACCGCGGGTGAATTGTTAAAGAACAGCCGGAGCTAGCTAGCACTACGGGCGTGTACTCATTAACGCGTAGACTTCGGCGATTGGACCCGAAGCTGAAATCAATATGCTCGATCCGAGCCAAGGCCCCTTTGCCGAGGCAAACTGAAGCAGCCCTGAGGTGCTTAGTTCTCTTCACCAATCATGCACGCTCTGGTATATGTTGTGGTGGAAATCTCCGTGGAACGGTAAGTGGCGGAGGATTTTTGCCATGACAGACCCGGAAGTTGCAAAGATATTCGTGGAATTTGCTAAGTTCGGCTTCTACGGAACGCTGGTAGCCGCGATGGTGGGAGCGGCACTGATTTTTGCCCTAGCCTGCCTGAGCGCGTGGACATCGTTCAAAATCGAAGGGCGGGCGCTGGTCGCAATCGCCGCAATCATCTTTCTTGGCACGACAGCGTTTGGATATTTTTCGCTCTGGCAGGTCCCAAACATAGCGGCCAAAGTTTACGATATTCAGGTCGGGATGAGCGCGGATTGCCGGCCGCAGCCGCAGCCGGCGAAAAAAGACTAACCAAACGTCTTGGATGCGTCGCGTGCTACACCATCGTCGCTGCTCGGATCTCCGGCGATGTCCGCTTTCTTGCCGCTGCTGGAAACATCAGACATCAAACGCACCTTGATCCGCGCCTCCCGATTTAGTGAGTACGCGCCCTAGAAAGCGTACTTGGGGAACGATGTGTTCCAGACCTTGCGGACGGCTCCGTAGAAGGTAATCGCCATGCTGATTACCGTGAGGACAGCCTGGAGAAGGTTCACGAAACCGTCGACCAGTGCGGTGAGCTGGTCCTGACCCAAATTGATGTGTGCGAGGTTTAGAACGGCAATCGTAGCCGGCGCAATGCCGATGAGCATTCCACGAATGGTAAGTGAGACGCTGCTGGGATCTGCGGAGGATACGAGGAGCCATCCAACCGCTTTTTCGAGTACTTGGTACATAGGTGTTGTAAGCTAGCTGATTAATGCATCGACCGTTAGGGTGAGTAGGACAGGTACAGACCGGACGAGTAGCATACCCACTGATTTATCTTTCCGGCTTTGACGTATTGGCACATGAGGCGCACGGCTTTCTCCGGATCGTGTACGGCTTGGTCCGGTGAGATCTCGGTGCCGTGATAGTGGTCATTCCATTGGCAGATCCCGTAGTCGGTGCTGACGACTTTGCCATCGTAGAGATTGGGATGGATGGTCGCGGGGTGATAACCGCTCTCGCAATGGACTACCTTCGACATGATGTACTTCTGACCGGCCGTGAGGCCTTCCTCATCGCATATGACGCGCAGTGAATGGCGCGCAGCTTCGGGTGTGCTCCAGTCATAGGAAGGTTGGGGAGCTATTGGCGGAGGAGTTTGGGCCTGATCCGCGAAGCCGGATATGCGCTTCTTTTGGATGAGTGATAGCGCTTGGGCGGCTTGAAGAAGGAGGTGGGTTAATTGCCCGAGTATGAATGTCTGGCGGACACCGGAGAAGTCGAGATCCGTAAGGCAGTGTTGAGGGTTTGGATCGTCTGGAAAGAATGTGGGACTCTGCGGCGTGTTCGGGAAGTGCGCATGCGTATCGTCGCGCTTGCCGAGCATGGCATAAAAGACGTGTGCGAGCTCGTGGCACGCATAAAGGGTGAAGTAGTCGCCTGCATCCTTGCCATTGACGTAGAGGCGGTCATTCTCGGCTGCGGCGAATACGGTGGTCTCCCATGGCCCTACATTGTGCTGGGTCATGGTGCCTGCGGTGGTGACGACGCCTGCATGGTCTTCGGGAGTGACTACGAAAAGGACTATATCGGCGGTTAGCGCGTGGGGCGTCGATATATTCTGGTCGTACCAGTCATAATCGACAATCGAGAGGGGTGAGAAGTCCGGATATTGCTTGAAAACTGGATGGAGTTGGGTGTGCTCGACGATGATCTGCAGGTCGCAGACGGGCGCGAAGAATTGGCGGATAGCTTCGACTTTGCTGCTGAAGGTCGCCCAGGGGATGTTATTGGCGATAATAGCGAGCCGAAACGAAACGGGAGGCATACTCCTATTGTGCCACGGTTTCGCAGCAAACTATGGGCGGGGTGTGGACATGATCGGAGGTCGCGATAGCGAAGGGCCAACCGCGGTCCTATATGTTGCGAATAGTCTCAGGTAGTGATAACTAAAAGTTACATTTAGTAGTTTTATTAATTGGGGGCGCGATGACCCAAGACATTCGCTTTGCGCTGACGTTTTCAGGTGCGCAAGCAAGTAGCAATTACATTGATTTTTATGATGTTGCGGACGCGCTCACTGGTTTTCAGCGGTCGTTAGCGCTTACGACACATCTGGTACTCAACGGAGAGATCATAGTGCAGGCCCCGGCATTGAAGGGGGCAAAAATTCTCTTGCGGGCGCCTGAGCAGGGAAGCTGGAAAGCGCTCGCGATTGTCTCGGCAATTGCAACGGGCGCTTATCATATAGGGACGGCTCCTAAAGACACAATAATCGGCAACTTGGTTATTTCCGCATACGACTACGTAATCTCTGAAAGCCTCGGTTTTCATATCGACTTTGACAAAACTCTAGGACAGCAATACGAGGAATTGCAGAAAAGTCGTAGAAAGAAGGTGCCGGTACCCGCTGCCTCGCAGTCGCAGATGGATTCATTAATTGAAAAATGTGAGCCATCGATTCGAGAGATGCATCGACCAATATACGCCTCTAGATCAGCTACTGAAGCAATAGTCGAGTACAAGTTCAGGAAGGAGAAGCGTACATCTCAATCCCTCACAATCGAGACATTCGGGTATATTGACGTTACTAAATTGGATGACGTCCCGATCGAGGTAGTAGGGAGAGTTAGTAGCTATAACATTAATACTTTTAAAGGCCGTATTTTCACTCAAACGGAAAGTAGGCCTGTGCCCTTTGTGCTGCATGAATCCGCTAGGTCAAATGAGAACATCGGTCGGATTACGAGAAGTTTGGACTCGAATGCTATGCAGCGCCTGGATGGATTTGCAGATGTGAGAATCGCAGCCCTCCGAAATACAAGTGTCAACGGTCGGCTCAAGAATTTCGTCGTTCTCGAGGTATCGGCCATCTAAAGCCAACCAGATCGCTATTGGCGGTTAGTCAGGGTGTGCATTACTTATGCAATGGGATGACTACTTAGGACGATGACCATGACGGTGCCGAGTACACCGATGACGCCGAGTAGAATGACGGCAATGAAGCCGAAGACGATGTTGCGGACGAGCTGGAAGTCTTCTTTGGTGACGCGGTTTTCGTCCCAAGTCTCGAGCGTATTGTGAATGCTTGAGACGTCGGATTTAAGTTCTGTGATGTCGTCGCAGATGAAGCCGAAACGCTCGGCGTCAGCCATCTTGCGATCATTGAGTGGGATGAAGCGCTTGCCGTCGATGCCGCGTTGGAAAAATTCTTCGAGGCCGTTTTGTATGAGTACAGCCATTTGCGCGGCTTGCGCCTTGAGTTCGGCTTCTTTGGCTATGGCGGCAGCGTTGGCGGATTCGGCGGTATGGCTCTCTGCGAGGATTTGTGCATCTTCGGACATATCAGCGGCGGCGGTGCCGGTATTCGTAATCCATCGAGACGAAATAGACCGCGAGGATGAAGGGTAGGAGCAGGATTTGCAGGAGCAGCTTCATATTATCGTCTGCGGCGCTTATCGTATTCATTGTAGCCGACGTAGACGATTAGCATTGCGATCAATGCATCCTGCCAATTCTCTTCGACACTTCGCATTGCTTTGCCGGGCGTGAGCTTTTTTATCTGTGCCTGCTGCTCCTTTATCGCTTCGACGGCATAGGCTAACAGCACGTTGGGTTTGACGTCGCGCTCGCCACCAGGAGTGAGAGATGTTTTCGATTGCACTGTCTCGACAGCATCAGGTATCACCTCTCCAAGATCCTGGGCAATAAAGCCCGCTTCTTGCTGAGATCCCATATTCGCTTCAGGCTTGTAATTGAATGTGACTGGGTGAGTCTGCATGATGAGATCGAGTGCGGAGACGATCGGTTCGATATTCTCTTTGAGTCGTACGTCGGAAGAGACTGCGCCGCATTGGATGAGACCGGCGGCGGATGTTTGGAGAGCATTTGCACCGGAGCAGGCACCGAAGAGGCCGAGCGTCGTGGTGCCAACCTTATCGACGCTGAGTAGTGTGGTGTAGGTCGAGTTGCTTGAGTTCGTGGATGAGCCAACGACAAACACATTGGAGAAAGTGTTGCCGTAGTTATATTGTACTGCAAGTCTGCCATCAGGTGTCGTTGTCCCGACACCTAAACTCTGAGTGACTGCTTTAAATACCATGCCAGCAGAACCAGTTGTAATGGAATTCCTTGTGGCACCTGTACCGAAATTTAGATCAGTGTTGGCTTGGGTGACTAACCACTCTTGACCTGATCCCTGTGTGACGATTCCTATGTTGGTGGACCATATAGCATTAGTACCATTTGCATCATTAAGCTGTGCGACGCCGTTCTGAGGCACCTTCACGACTAGGTTGGTGCCACTCCAAGTCATCGCAGAGCTGTTGGTCAGCCTGGTATTCCCACTGTCATAGAACATAATCCCGTTTGATGTTCCTCCGGATGTAGTGCCGGTGCCTCCGCTAGCTATCGCGAGCGGAGTCGTGAGTGTGAGCGCGCCATTGGTGCCAAATGATGAAGTGGCAGTACCGCCGAAATAGCAGGGCCCGTAACATGAGCTCTCAGTAGAAGAAGCATTGCCATTGAATTGCTGCAGCGCGGTCCAGGTGTTCGCGTTGCCAAGGTTGAGACCCCAGTCGCTCACGGCTGCACTACCGTTAAATGAGGTACCGCTCAGCGTACCATCATGCGACAGGCTGTTGGACAACGATAGAGTGCCACATTGAATGAGGCCTGTAGCAGAGGTCTGCAGAGCGCTAGATCCAGAGCAGGCACCGAAGAGGCCGATGGTGGTGCTGCCGACGCTCGATACTGTGAATAGCTGCGTCGCGCTTGAACCGCTGGTATTTGTCGAAGAAGCAACGGCAAACACCGCCGACGTGGTTGCTCCGTAAAGATATTGAACAGATAGAGGAGCATAGGGCGACGTGGTTCCGAAACCGACCAATCCATCAGTAGTTATCAGAGTATTTAGTTGATGTATTGAACTTCCAGCCGGCGTAAGTTTCAATAATGTTCCACCTGCATTGTCGCTGGCATTTGCATTAGTGATTTGCATTACAGATTCGCCAAGTTGGAGCGCATCCCCAACACCATTTGTGACAAAAAGGACGTTCTGCGATGCTCCTGTGCCACCTTTGAAGGTAACGGCGTTGCCACTATCAGATGCATTCCTTTGGAGGACGTGAAGCAATACTCCAGACCCGATTCCTGCTGAAGTATTCGATTCAATGACCAACGCGTCTTGGCCACTCTTTTGGTTTGAAAGGTTGAGAGTGCCATAAGAGTTGTAGGAGTGCCCCACCTGGCCTTCCTGTACGGCTTGCAATGAGGTCGTCGCGGTTGTTGACGTTGCCGTGAAGAATGCTGCGGTGGGAGTGGAAGTGCTGATCACATTGCCTGATAGGTCAGTGGCGAGGACTTGGCCTGCTCCGATCGATGACGCCCCTGTCCCGCCATTCCCCACGGACAACGTACCCGTGAACGAAATCGTCGAAGCCGAGCCGAGTGCATTGAAAGAATTGCAGGATATATTTCCTGAGCACGAGACTGAAGTCGTTCCTATACTCGTAATGTGATTACCGTCTGCTACATATGCGAGTTGTCCTATTGTCCAGGGCGAAGTAGTCGCGAGCCCATTGAACCCATACGTGAGTGCTGAAGCGGAAGGTGTGAGAGTGAGTGGGTATGTAGAGGCGAAAGATGTCGTCGCCGTGCCTCCAGTATTTTGGTCCGTCGCACAGCCGAATGATCCAGCAGACCACGTCAAATACTGCCCTGCCGAGCAGCCGCCAAGGCCGTTGACAAAGAGGAGCGACGTGGACGCGACTGATGATGTGATGGCGGTCGTGGAGGCGTATGGGAAGATGCTTGAAATCGTAGAGGTCGAGGTGATGTTGCCGGCGATGAATTGATTGCCCTGGATGGAGACTGCGGAGCCCGGCGATGTAGTGCCGATGCCGACGTTTCCTCCGTTCGGTTGCAGGAAAAGGCCACCAGTGGCACCGCTTGCAGCTTCTATACGATCAACCTGGTGGGTATTGTCGCGAAGAAGATGCATGACATTCGATTGGTCCCAGATTCTCCATAAAACGGAACCCGGAGTATCTTGAGTGAAATCTATGAAGGAATCTCCTCCGGAAGTACCAAGGTCGTGCAAATTTATGGAGGCAACATTTGTCTTTGCAATATTAAGAGGATAGTTCGTAGCGTCTACTTGTCCTATCCCTATGTTGGCATCGGTATAGATATTGCCTGCGACAGTTAGTAGTTCCGGTGGAGATGATGTGCCTATTCCTAATTTGCCGCTGGACAACATCCTCATGCCCAAAGCACTGGAATCACTAGAAGTGTAAACAGAGAATGGGAATGTTGCTCCCGAACACAGATAAGATGCAATGCCGCTCCCTTCTCCTGCGTTGAAAGATGCGCAAGCATGGCCATTGCGCAGAATGCGGATATACGATCCATTAGTACCATCAATATCGAGGGTGCTATTTAAGGCATTTCCCGTAATCAGATGACTGAGAGTCAAATCACCAGTAAGATATGCGTCGCCAACGACAGACAACTCTTGAGTGGGCGTCGTGGTGCCTATGCCTACGCGGGTATTGAGGCCGTCGATCGAAATAGCTGGGGCTGAAGCTCCAGAACCGGCAATGCTGAAAGCATTTACAGCGGCGGGTACGGTCGTCGTGGCAAATATATGAGTACCGAGGCCATTAGCGTTTATATTCGTCGCAATGTTCGTACACGAGTTGTCTCGGATTGTGGTGCTGTAGGCGACGTCAGTAGTGTTCTCAAGCGTCTCACGGATGCATTCTTGGTCTGAAGACGAATGCCAGTCGTAAATATCATTATTTGTGACCGTTATATTTGATGACGAAGCGTTCTGAGTGACCATCCAGAGATAAAGTGCGTATGGGCGACTGGTGTATTTCGAGTTGTCGTAGAGATGATTGTTTGAAATCGTCACGTCATGAGTCGAAGAGGCGTCAGTCACGAGGGCGAGACCTGAAAAGCCATTGTCGTGGGAAGTGTTATCTAGGAACTTGACGCCTTGGACATCTCCTCCCATGAAGAAGCCGTATTGAGAAGATGAAGCTGCTGTGTTGCCTTGAATAAGTGTATCGGTAATGACGCTGTTGTCTGCGCCTCGTCCCTCAACATAAAATCCATTACGGATCGAAGCTCGAGCGTTGTTGTTTATCCATTTGAGGCCAGTCCATGGACCACCAACAGTACCGACCGGGTCGCCAGTTGCCTCAAAGCTCTGTCCGGCTCCAGTCGCGCCTGTCTGGATTACAGTGTTATCCTCGTACGTAACGTCATCCCAAGCTCCGAGGACCTGCATAGCGCTGTCGCCGATAGCTTCGCAGTAGTTATGTGCACCTTTTGAGTGCGATGACTGAACGAACTGGTTACAGGTAATTGCCTGTATGAAGCGGGAGTTTACGATGAGGTTGGCTGTGTTGTGCCCGAGCGTCATGGTGTTTGGCGTAGATTCGTATGTCGTAAGAGGTGCCCAACCAATGCCGCCATAGACGAAGGTCACGTTATCGACTGTCGAGCTAGATACGCCATTGAATGAGACAGCATTTACATGTGTCCCCGTCGCTGGGAAGCCGCTTGGCTGATTGCGCTGGATTTTGAAATTTCGGAGCACGATAGCAGCGTCACCTCCGGTAGAAGTGTGCTGATTTTTGAGCATCTCAAGATTTGTCGTACCGGATTGGAGCAGATAGGTACTATCACCATCGCCTTCGTAGACAATGCCGCCGGGCAGACTTATTGGGCCGCTTGGGCTTGGAAAATCATACGTGCCCGCAGACATGTGAACTGTGCCGCATAGGCCGACGATTTTTAGGACAGAGCACACAGTAGCAGCGGCGGCTATGCCGGTCGCGTTTTGAGGGAATGGAAAGCCAGTGACGTAGATGACGCGATTTAGGGAGCTCGCAGTCGTCGTCGCAAACGCATTCGTCCCGGAGAAGGTGTTGTTGTCACGAAGCAGTGTGGAACTTGCAGCGGCACCAGCATTGCTGGATAGAGTGGACGAGGCCACGAACTCATATTCGCCGTTCTTGCCGCCGATAAGGATTTTGCCATAGCCGGGAGAAGTAGAAGTGTTGGTGCAGCCTAAGAAAATGGGACAGACGGTTGCGCTGTCAGCTCGATGAGCCGCGAAGAAGCCGACCAAGCAGAGAGCGGTGAGAAGGACTATGTAAAAGGCGAATTGTTTGAGGTGATCCATATTCAAGACATGATCGTGGTAATGCGGGCCTGGCCTTTGGCACCGGCGCCTCCTGCATTCGAGCCAGCACCGCCGCCACCGCCACCGCCTCCAGGGACGCTGCCGGCGCTTCCCGTGCCCGCGATACTTCCCGCGCCTCCAGTGCCGCCGTAGTTCGTGGTGCTTGTGCCGCCTGAGCCGGCCGCGGCGAAGTTGCCGCCACCGCCACCGCCGCCTCCGCCAGCAAAAAGAGAATTGCCGCCATTCTGGCCGCCAATAGAACCGGAGCCGTCACCTCCGCAACCGCCGCCTCCACCGCCATATGCGGCTACGCCGCCTGGGCCGCCAAATGTTCCGGCGTTTGTCCCGCCACCTCCAGCACCGCCGAAGTTGGCCTCGCCGCCCGTAGCACCGCTACCAGTAGCTCCTGAACCACCAGCGGGAGCGCCACCATTGCCACCTGTAACTGTCGAAGCAGTCGAGCCCGCGCCGAGAACTCCGCCGCCACCGCCACCTGCACCACCTGATGTGCCTGCAACAGCTCCGGCACCGCCGCCACCGCCAAAGGCAGTGAGTATTGAGCCGAATGTGGTGTTACCACCTACGCCGCCATTAGAGCCTGTGGCACCTGCTGTGCCGCCGTTATTGATTGTTACGGAGATAGTCGCGGCGAGATCGCTGGCGCGGAATATAGCGCGTATATATGCGCCACCGCCGCCACCACCTCCGCCGCGGCTGGTCGCGCCGCCACCACCACCGCCGCCTGCGCCCCAAAGCTCGACGATGACGATAGCATTGGATGTGATAGCGGAAGGTTTGGTCCAGGTGCCGCTGCTAGTAAAATTCTGGACGTCGGCAGGTCGCGTCGAAGCGTTGAGGTCAGCGGCGTTGAGTTGGTCTCCAGCAGACCAAGGATAACCCATACATCAGGAAATCGTGTACTGGCAGCTCACAAACATGCTCTGGACGTTCGACTTCGTCCATCCGCCAGTAAGGACATGTGAGAAGAGACGCCCGGTGTTGGCGCTCGCAGTGCCGTCGATGAAATTCCCAAATTCGTTGTATGTGCCGTTTGTGTCGGTCGCGGCATAGAAGAAGTCGACGTAGGCGACGTTGTTGCCGTCGGTGGTATGGCTGGCGAAGAGTTTTCGATAGACTTCGGTGCCGAGCTGGGTGTCGCTGTTATTCGGTGCCGTGCTCGAGCTGCCGAGGGCGCCGTAGTTGATCTGGCCGCTATAGGTGGCGTCGCCAGTGAGGAGACGCGCGAGGACGTTGCGGCCGACCGTGGCTATGAGGTTGTGGGCGGAATAGTGGCTCTGGACAATGCCTACCGCGCGCAGATCCTCTAAGAGATGTGGCTGCCGAGTGCGCACACACTGGCGCAATGTCTCGAGGACGGGATGATCCTCGGTGATATGTGCAGGAAGATTGAAAAAGTCGAAATTGGCTCGGATGTGGACTTCGCCGACGATCAGTCGTCTGAATGCGTATAAGAGGTCCAGGAGCCACATATACGGGCATTATAGCCTAGTAAATATCGGCGGGTGTTCTGTCCACGTTGATAACTCGTTTGGTATCGGAGACGCTCGAGGGCGGGTATGGTCCGAGCACCCATATAGGGCTTACGCCAGCGCCGAGAGGGTCCTTCGCGATATTGGTCTCGGTGATCGTGACGGTCGCAGCATCGGTATGGTCGGGGGCGGTTCTCTCTGAGATGCTCTCGGTAATGGTTACCGTCGCCAAGTCGACCTTGATGATCTCGCTCACCTCGTTGGGGTCTATCGGCAGTGCGGCTGGCGTGAGGAGCGATTGCAGTATCTCGGTGAGCGTGAAGGTCTTTACGGTGACGAGTTCGACCGTATAGATAAATGTATCGGGTGTACGCGGCGCAAAGGTGACAGCGCGGATTATGTAATCAGTATTCACGCCGCGGCGCGCGCTATTGATGTTGATGGTCTGCCCGGTACGCAGTCCCGCGACGTAGGTGTCGAACTGGCCGCCCTGGAGTGGGTCTTTATAGGCGGTGAGCTCTGCGACGGCGCGCTGACGGGCGACGTTCAAATCCGTGATGCTGCTATCCTCGATGAGCTTTTCACGGACGCCGTAGCTGGTGATGCTCGGACTATCTGAGGCAATAGCGAGTACCGGAATGAGCGGCGTGCCGCTGAATGCGATGGCATCTCCATCATTGAGTGCGGAATTGACCTGTATGGATTGGTCGGCATCGCGATAGAGCACGTCTTTCGTAGCGAAAGTGTCCTGGCCGTAGATGCCGACGCTCTTGCTGACGCTATTTATGGCGATCGTGAGCGTCGTGACGTCGAACTTGTAAGGAAGTACCCAGCTTTTGGTTACGGAGCCCTTGACGGTAATGGTGTCGCTGAAGGTGCTGCCCTGGTATGTGCCGCCGCGGACTTTCACCTGATTGGCGAGCTGCGTGCCGTCCATCGTCGTCTGAAGACTGTTGTTGACGTAGTTGCCGCTCGTGTCGGTGAGATTGAACGGCGATAGTTCGGTGTATTTGGGGAAGAAATGAATGTCTTTATCCGGGTCGACGTACCAGTCATATTGCACCAAGTCGGCGAGCTTCTTTATAGCTTGTGAGATGGGGACCTGATTGAAGACAATGCTGGCGACATTGAATGTGCACGTCGTGTTGATGTCAGTGAAGCCAGTCGCGAAATTCGCTACGAAGTCGTCGATTATCTGTTTGATGGTCTGGTTCGTGTACGCTTGCGAGACGAGCTCGCTGTCGAGGTCAATAGAGTAGTCGACGCAACTAAGCTTGTATATGATGCCGTCCTTCGGATTGAAACTATCTTGCTCGATGGTGGCAATCCTGCCACCGAATATCTTAGTGCTGCCGTCTTGTATGAGCACTGTGTCGAGCACGGCCGGCGTGTAGCTCTTCGCGCCGTACTTTTTATAGTAGAGGGTCGCGGTGTCGCGCTGTGCTCCGATTATTTGCTGCACCTGGAAGCCGTTCTGGTCGATGTCGCTGGTGTGGTCAGAGCCTCCGAGCGTTACCGTGATCATACTGCGATGCGGGTGTTAAGGCGGAGTGACTTAACGATTTCGTCGCTCACGGCTTTGGCGATGCCGCGTACGTCGAGCTGGCTCGATATCGTATTGCCGGTGATGCTTATATTGATATTCGTGCCGAGGCCGCCGGATTGTCCGAGCGTGATTACGGCTTCAGGGCCAGCTTCGCCGACTAATGCAAGCGTTGGTCCGGTTACGATGCCGCCTTCGGCAAGATGCGGCACAATAGCATGGATGCCAGAGGAGACTGCGCTGCCTACTGAGCTTGCTGCACCGCCGATGGCGCTCTTTGCGGAGTTGACGGCATTGATGATGTTGTTCACGACGCCCATGACGGTAGTCCAGAGGCCGTTCACGAGACCCGTTATGTAGTCAATCGCGGTTTTTATCGTGCTGGTGATGGCGTCCCAGACGACTTGGGTTCCGAGCTGAATGTCTTTCCAATGGGTGAGGACGATGTAGGCCAAAGCGCCGACCAGGACGCCAAGGGCGATGAGCGGTAGGCTCAAGGCGGCTACAGCTGCAGCTAGGGCGCCGATGACTGTTATAGCGACCGTGAAAGCGCTTGTGGCAAGAGATACGGCAGTAGCGAGTGCGGCTATGATCAGAAGAAATGCTCCGACTGCGGCTGCAGTACCGAGAATAGCGGTCGTGAGTTTCGGATGGGCAGCGGTCCAGTCTGCAAAAGCTTGTATCGCTGGAGTGACCGTCTCCAATATTTTCGACAGAGCTGGAAGTAGCGAAGCACCTAGTGTCTCAGCGAGTAGGCCGAGTTTAGCTTGCGCGACATCGAGCTGACCCCATGGCGTATTCACGTAATCCTTCGCGGAGTTGGCGAGCTTTACTTGCAACTCGTCTAGAGCTTCAGCGGGTGTGAGACCGTCTTTGAGATTTATGCCGAACTGCTTGAGAGCGCGACCATTACCTTCCATAGCCTGGACGATGAGTGTGCCCGCGGTGGCCAAATCTATACCTTTGGCCCGCGCAAGGTCCATTGCCTCCTGGTTTGCTTTTAGAGATTCGCTCGCATCGCCAGTTGCACGAAATAGGGTCGTCAGACTTTTTACTGTATCGTCGTTAGCAAATCCGTAGTCGACGCCCGCGCGAGCTGCGTCTTCGAACTTTCGCATTATTTCTTCTGTGTTCTGCGTGGCGAGCTTTTGCTCGTTGTTGAGCGTCTCGAGTTTGTCGCGTAGTCCGGAGACCTTTTGCTGTAGTGTATCTACCGATGCGGCCATCGCGCCGCTCGTGTCTTTGCCAGCGGCAATCTTGTCGTTGTAATCTTTTATCTTTCCGGTTGCGGCTTCGAGCTGAGATTGCAGGAGTGCTTTCTGTTTGGTGAGTAAATCTGTGGCACCTGTATCGTCTTGGGCAGCTGCAATGCCGGCTCGTATGGCCGTAGAGAGTTGCATGTCCGCGGTTGCACTGTCAGCAGCCTGCTTTACCAGGACGCCAAGGCCGCCAACTATCGCGCCTCCCATCAGCGCGAAGGTGTTGCGGACTTCGTTGGCTTGATCGTGAATTTCGTCGAGGCTTTTTGTGAGCGACGAAGTGGCGGATTGAAACTGGGCACTCGCCTGGTCTACGAGCTGGAGGACGATGGAAAGTGTGGAACTTGAGCCGCCCATATAGGGCTATTGTACCTTACGGTCGGCATGGGTTGCTTCAGCTCGCATTAGCTCCATGAGGATAAATAGAAATTCGTGAGGCTGCGCCATGTATTCCTCGTATGTCCAAGACATCTCGCGGCAGATGAGCGCGATGCGTTGGATGGGCCATTCGAGTGCGCCGATTGTGAAGTAGCGTTTCCACGCCGCCCTTACTTCGTCGGCTTCGTAGGGTTTTGGATTTTGTTCACCTCTTCGACGACTGCATCGTACTCGCTGGATGGTAGGTCGAGGAGTTTGTCGACGGGGTCTTTGGTCTCTCCATCGATCGAGACTACGAGATAGGAAAGTGCTCGCTTCTCTTGCTCTAAGATAAAGGAGCCGGACATTCCTTCGACGGCAATCTTGCCGGACTGAGCGTCCTGCATGTCTGCTTTAAGAGCAGAGAACATGAGCGACTTTATTTCGTTTGCCTCACGTCCGGTGAGATATGTGCGAAGTACGATCTTGCGGCCTGCGGGTGTGGTTATTTCTTTGGTCTCGCGTTCCATACTAAATGATTTTGTCGAGCTTGGTTTGTAAGTCGACCTCTAGTTGTCGCCTGCGTTTTTGTTCCGCAATACGCCCGGCTGCGGCCAGTGCGACAACGAAAGCAACTATCCAAAATAATGGTCCCGCAGTGGCGAGTTCATGTAGCATATGCGTGAAGTGTACGTTCGCTACGAATATCGTCAAGGCGATATCCCCATCTCGGGCCGGCGAGGGGTCTTCCCTATCACGGTGCGGGCCACTCCCCGACTGCCTTCAAACGGGAAGTGGCTGCAACCGGATAGGGGAGGGTCAAGTTGACAATCAACATCTCTTATTTATGAGAGCTTCGACTTTGTCCTTAACGTCGTCGATTTTGGCAGGAATGCCAGTGAGTTTTTCCGCGCGTGCTCGAGAAACGTCAATATCTTTTTCAATGCCGTCTCGATTCGAAGTTGCAACACCCTCTCTATTAGCCTTGTCTCTTAATTCAGTTTGTAACTTTCTTTCGTAATCAAGATTACGCCTCCATTCACTACTTTCCGTTTCTAACGCTTGTGTCAAAGGTGTGATCGCATCTCGTAATGTCTGACAGTTGGTCGGGATACGCAGACCAATGGTCTTTATTTCAACTTCGCGACCGTTTTGCATGGCGGCGGTGATTGATATTGTTACCGTGTAAATGAACCAAGCGGTGATAAAGAAAAGAGCAGGGATGATGACAAAGAGGATGATGACTCGCGCCCAACTCGGAACAGCGCCTAATGCCTTTCCAAAAAAAGTCCACATATTGCAAAATCCATTCCAGCTTTGTTGTAACTACTGAAGGTAGAATTAATGCGTCAACCCTATTCCACGAACGGCATTGCTTGCAACAGCTGAGCTAGTTCGCGGATAGAAAAAATGCGGCAGCCTCAATAACCGTTCTGTGTATTCGTGAGGGTCGTCTTAAGCATGTAGCTGTCAGAAGTGCTATAGCTGCCTTTGAATTTGATGGTCTGATATACGAGGTCGCCTACCTTAAACGGACGGCCGAGTTCCGTGATCGTGCACTTCGGAATGTTGAATTGGAGCTCCGGGTTTGTCGTGCTGCCGATCGTGACATCAGTGTTCTTTAGGTCAATGAGTATCGCCAGCGGATATGGTGCGCCTCCAGTCGATCCGAGGAACTGGTCCTTGAAGTCGCTGTTGTTCTGCCAGATGCATTCGAGCGTTCCGTCGACGGCGAAGTCCTTATTCAGAAAGTCAGCGGGGCTATTATTGCCCAGCGTATCCTGGTCTTCGACGTTAGCGTTTATGGTGAGCTTCGCGCTTTTGAGCGGAATGGCGACTGGTGTGAAAGTCTGCGTACCGATGGCGCCGGTCGTTGCCTGGGAAAGGTCGTAGGCGGTCGCTGACACGATCTTGGCGATAGTGGTGTTCGCCGGAATGTTCGTGCCGGTAACGCCCATGCCGACTTTGAGGTTCGTTTGCGGATTTATGCTGCACGCGGTGACGTGCACCGTGCTTGCGGCGGTGCCAGTGGCGGTGAGTGTGCCAGCGAGGCCAGCGGAGTTGAGTGCGAACTTGACTGTTGCGAACTGACAGACGAAGCGATTGTCTGCGGTTGTAGCCGGTGTGAATGTGCTTTGCGCAACTCCAGTGAGTGCTTTAATGCTGGCGACAAATTCGACGAACTTCTTGAGCGCGATGTTTATCTCGAGTTTTTCGACGACGCCATTTGCGTATGAATAGTCCTGACCTGAAAGCGGATCATGTAGGAAAAATGTGAGCGACTGATGCTGAGCACTCTCGGCAACATTGAAGATATTGTCGTAGACGATGCTCTCGCCTGAGTGGGTGCTATGCGAAGTTAGCGTGCCGAAGATAGCATAGAGGAATAGACCAAAGGATTGGTCCATGACGTTGCCCGTGATGGTACCCTGCGCCCATCGCTTCGTATTGGTGAGGCCTACATTGTCCTCAATGACACCGTACGCCTGTTCGTCGGTAGCGAACTCTTTCTTCTCGTCGAGTGATAGATCCATCCACGGGTTCCAGAACGCTGCGGACGATATCGCGGTTCCGCGAGTGGTTTCTTTTGCTACGCCTATCTGAATTAGTCGCCCAATGCCTTTGGCCATATATGCATCATTCTACCTTGCTTTCTAGATCAGGTTTTGCGGGTGCTGTGGATTTCTTTCTGAGCTCGGCATACTGAGCCTGCGCGTCTTCCATGCTGTCGGCATAAATTGTCATTGCCGCGAAGTCCGCGTCGCCCGCGAAGAAGTACGCTTGCTTTATAGGAGTGTTGCCGACCATCTTGTTCTTGGGATTGTTTTCGGTGGCCATAGACAGATAATAGCAGAGGTTTCGTAGTGTTAAGAGCCGACTGTGTACAACGTGCGCGCCTCGATGCTGACGATGAACGTCGTATATGTCTTGTCTGCTATCGTTATCGGCATCGGTTCAATACGGGCTGGGGGAACTGTCGCTGCTATCGCTGAGCCCGCAAGGGTGAAGTTGGTGTCGAAGAGATTAAGCGCGGCGTCCATGACACCCTCGACGCTATTGGCGACATCGGCCAGACCTTCGTAGCTCATGACGAAAAGTATGTCGTAGCGATACACTCGTATGTTCGTGGCCTGATCCTCGAAATCGTTCGCGATGCGCGGCATGCCGATGATTGCAAATGGGTAGCCGCTCGGTGGGTCCTGTGTGATTGCGTTCGGGTTCTGGTCCTGAGCGACCCATGAGCTGATGTAGCCTTGCGTTTTGAGCGCATCGAGGATTGCTGCTATCTGCTTCTTTATTGCCTGCCCGAGTGAGTCTGCCATATCAGCCGGCCATTGCGGCGGTTATCTTTTCTAATGCGTGAACGAAAGTCGCGTCGATTTCGGGCTGTGAGCGTTCCACGATGCGCTCCATGTATGGATTGCCTTGGACGAATGGCTGTACGAGACGCTTGCCGATGGCAGGCACGAAGCGCCCTACTTCCTGCTTGTGGCCGAGCTCCACGGCTGCGGCGTAGCTTGCGGTTGGGAACCACCGCAATACAAAGCCGGTAATTTCAGCACGGAAACTTTGCGTGAGAAAACCGGTGCGCCAAGGCACGACGCCTTTGATAGTGTTTTTCGCGAGGATTGCGCTCGAGGCTGATAGCGCGCTTTGGAGTATCGGTGCGACTATCGACGGTGCGGCAGCAAATCGTGAAATGAGTTCGTCAGCGCCTTCGACTTTTACAGTGAACTCCATAGCTAGAAATTGAGCTGCCGGTATTGGCCGAGCACGTTCTCGTCTTCGACATCGAGTACGTTGCGCCATCCCGCGACGGTAGCGCCTTCGATGGTCATAGATGACTGGCCCGCGAGCTGACGGCGTTTGAAGCGTCGGACGACGAGGTTTTCGCACACGCTCGTAAGATCGCCTGGTAGCCAGTGCGTGTTGTGGTCTTCCGGGTTGGCCCAGTTGACCGGGTAGCCCGCGACGTAGCTCACGCGTATCATATTGCTATAGATGCGTGGCATGACGCCATAGACGCGGATTGTGCCGCTCGGGTACCAGACGGTGCCTCTAACGGGGTCAGTGCGCGGGTCGATGAGCTCGTATTGGTCCGCGATGAAGTCTGTCCAACTCGGGTTTGTCGGTGTGCCCGCGCGATACTGGAATTTGGATATCGAGAATACCGGCTTGTTCCTGAGGGGAAGAAATGTCTGGTGGGAATTGTCGATGGAATAGGTATCGTCGGTATATGTCTGTTGCACGAAAGAGAAGACGCCGCACTCGTTGTTGATGTAGTTTGTGGCGTAGTTAATCATGCGCGTGAGTACGGCATCGTACGCGCTTGGTTGGTCGATGACGGTGACGGTCTGGCCGGAGTTCGTGAGAGTAGCGTTCTGGGAAATGATGATCGTCGAGCCGCTTATTGCCAATATCGTGGTGCCGGATGGAATCCCCCAGCCTGAGATCTGCTGTCCGACGATAATGGTCTTGCCACTTGGAACGGTCGCCCCGCTTATCGAATTGGAGTTCGCGGTGATGGTACAGCCGGTGACGAGTATCGTCTTATTCGGGTCAAAGAGCAGATCCTTGACGCGCTGTAGGGTCGTAAGCGCAAACGGTGAGAGTTGGTCGACGCCGGATGCGGTACTTGTCGAGGTGAGCATCTCATAATCCGCGGTGACTTGACCTGTAGAATATGAGCCGTTGATGATCGTGATAACCTGGCCGACTATCGTGTAGTCGTTGCCGGCGCCTTCCTGCAGGCGTATGCCGCTGCCATAAAGGGCAACCGAGTTTGTGACCGGGTTGAAGGCCAGTGTGAAGGCTGTTACCGATCCTGAGACGATTTCGCCGGTGATTTTCATATTGCGAGGTTATGCCCTCGTCGCTGCCTCTACGGGTACGCAGAGGCAAAGCGAAGGCCGAATACTATGTATTCGAGACAGCCGTTCTTACGGGCAGCACTGCACCCGGACCAGGAGCACCGATGAGCTCTGCGAAGGCCAAAATGGCCGGAGAGCTACCGCCGCTGAAGGCCGGAGTGAGTACCACGCGGAGCCAGCGCTTGCGGCCGCCGTAAGGAGCCGCAGATGCGCTGTTGTTGCGGAGCATCAGGCCCTCAAGTCGGGCGTAGGCATCCGCAGCAACAGTCTTTACGTTGATGGTCGCGCCAATCACCGTTCCGGTGTTGTCGGTCGCGTCAGCGTAGGCATCGGTCGAGCCGTTGTCGTTCGACTCCTGGATTTTCCAAGCGACCGTAGCGGTCGTCGGAGTGCCAGAAGCGATCTCGGCTCTGAGGCGGAACATTGCTGTATCCGCATCGAAGACGAGGGCGGTGTCGATACCGTCGCCGTTCACGGCTGAAGAGCCAGTGAGTGACTGGATACCGACAGAGCTCACGACAGAAGACTGCACCATCACGTCGTCATATGGTGTAAAACGCATATGAATTGTGGTTGTGCCACATTGCCGACCGTCGACACGGTGGCTGCGGCGGGTATACCGCGTGGCCTAATTCCCGTTTGCGAGGCAGACTACTGTTCCTGGCTCGCTGCCTTCTTGTACGGTGCCTGGTCGCCCGTCAGGGCAAGTGCAGGCATCTCCAATCTGGGCGTTGGCGATTGTCTCGCCTTTTTCAGATACCGGTTCACTACCGGGGTCCTCCACTGGCGGTGCCGGTGGGGCATCTCCTGCAGGTGGTGAAGACGTGTCGGCAGCACCTCCCGCGTCCGCGCTTGCATCTGTCTGGGCTTGCGCCGTTTCAGTTGAAGCGGTGTCGGTCGCAGTCGTGTCCGTCACTGTGTCCGTGTTCGATTGCTCGGTCTTGGACGTCGTGTCGGTCGTATCCGCGGCCGTATCAGTCGCAGTAGTTTCCGCTTGCGCGGTATCTGTTGCGGCTGTTTCGCCGGAGGTTTCGCTGCCAGCGTCGACGTTTGTGTTTTCGTCGCTCATAGCGAGAAGATGTTACCGAGTAAGACTGAATCTGGATGCGAGGAGGTTTCAGGCATCCACCCTATCAGTTAGGGGATCAAGACGCTGAAGTCTTTGCGACTACCATCGCGCGAGGAAGGGCCAAAGTCATAGCGTGGCGGTGCTTGTACACGATGCCGCGCTGGTCTGACAATGCGATTTCCTTTCCTCCGAAGCTGCCGCTCTCGAACTGAGCAACGCGCATCTCACCCTTATCACCGAAGGCAAAAGCCTTCATGTTACCGAAGATGAGGAATGCGTTAGATGCAGCATCCGAGAAGCCGTTGACGCTCGAAGCGCCCACAGCCGGGAGCCATCTGTTGGTGTAGACCGGATAGCCGAGGATTTCTCCTGCAGGCTTGATCGGTCCGCCACCTGGGTGGTTCTCCATGGCAGGGTCAGGTTTGGCCCATCCTGCGTAAGGCAAGATGTAGTTACCAGCCGTGTCCTTCTGCGTGCGGAGTTTCGCCCAGACGGTGCGGTTCATGTAGAACGCTGCGCCGTCCAAGAGGCTTTCTTCCATGTCACCGATCATCACGGACGAGTCGTCAAGTACGTTGTACTTGGCGAAAGTCGTTGAACCTGTAGCAAGGACGTACGAACTGACTTTTAGGCCAGTTTCGTCGATGGTTGTTGTTGAAGGCTGATTCAGTACGCCGAGGAACGGGTCGCCGGTGTTAGCGCCGCCAATGAAGCCCTGATAGTCGATCATGTTCGCGAGAGCTTCACCGCCGAGGGCGAGAAGCCAGTCCGCAACGTTGACCGAGGCGTCTGCGAGCAAGTCGTTACCGACTACGAACGCGAGCTGCCACTTCTTGACGATGAGCTGAGCTTGGCCGAAGGTGAGACCTGTTACAGGGCCCGGTGCGTCTACGCCGAGATATGCTCCCTTGAGGAAGCTTCCGGTGTAGTTAGGCACAGCAAGTTCATCTGTAGACATCTCCCATTTGGCTGCCTGGCTCAAAATCGTACCGACGGATGCCGCAATACGCATGATTGCGTCCGCGACTTCGCGTGATACGAGGTAGCCTCCACGGTTATCCTGCTCTTCGATGAGTGCTTCGTTGGCCTTTTCGCTGACATTAAAGCCTATGGCGCGGCGGACAGTGTCGACGAAAAGTGATTTAGACTTCTTGTCGAGACCGGTCATATCGCGGCCGAAGACCTTGCGCTGTTCGCGAAGGGTTTCAACGATTTTTGCTGATTCAGAGAGAACACGGCTTTCAATGAAAGGCGTGAGCTTCTCCTGCATGACCTCATCGAAGGCGACACCAATGGTCTCCTTCAATTGAGTTTTATCCATATTGAATGTTGGATTACTTTTTCGCTGCGGTCTTGCGTATCTCGAGATTAAGTTTTCCGAGACCGCTGCGTGCCGCAGCTTCAATACCGCGTAGGATTTCCCGGCCGAGCATGTGAGCTTCTAGGTCATCATTGGCGGGAGATGGAACGCGTGGTCTCGACCTTGTGATGCGAGGGACATCGCCAGCTGTAGAGC